CACAACATAGACGGGGCTGTGCCGCCGATATCCGAGTACCAGGTATGACACCAGACGAAGTCGTTAAGGCCGTCATTGGCTCTGATCTGGAATACGATCAGGTTATTCGTGAGTTTGACCGCTGGACTCATATCAGTATTCCTAATACTGAAGATGCCGATCCTCGCGCCATGGCTTTGATCATTGACAAGACCGGCACAAGAGCGTTTGCATAATGGCAACAAACCTCTATCAGCAGATCACGACACCCGCGCCGCCGAACATTGGCTCGCCTGGTGCGTCATACGATGAGAGGTTTCAGTCTCAGTCATTCGGTGCGCTCAATACCTACTTCAGCAAGCTGACGGCGCTGTTTGCGGCGCTGTTTGGGCCGCGTGGTGGTAAGTGGATCAACAATCCCTATGGCGCGTTTCAGGATGGCACAGATCAAGTGGCGGCCAATACGACAACGGCGTATGCCATCACATTTGACACCACCGACTTCAGCAATGGCGTTACCTTATCTAATTCGTCAAGGCTAAATGTAGCGCAGGCTGGCATCTATAACATTCAATTCAGCATTCAGCTGACCAATAGCACCAATGCACCTCAAGATGTGGATGTGTGGTTTCGCAAGAACGGAACAAACATTGACAAGTCAAACAGCAGATTTGGCTTTGCGCCAAGGAAATCCCCTGGCGACCCATTCCACATTGTTGCCACACTGAACTTCTTTGTAAGTCTGGCGGCCAATGACTATGTGGAGATCATGTGGCGGCCAACAGATGTTGGCGTGCAGATTGAACACTATGCGGCCAGCAGTTCACCGACTAGGCCAGTAGTGCCGTCAGTGATCGCCACTCTCACATTCGTGTCCAATCTGTCAACAGAAACCGCATAATCAAGCCATGGCACTCATACCCTTAAAAATTCCACCAGGCGTATACCGCAACGGCACTGAGTATCAGTCTATGGGGCGCTGGTTTGACGCAAACCTTGTGCGCTGGTACGAAAACACCTTACGTCCTATTGGCGGCTGGCGCAAGAAGTCAGAGACAGCAATGACCGGATCATGCCGTGGAATTTTGACTTGGAGATCAAATTCTGGTGGCCGATACATTGCCATGGGTACGCATTCCAAGCTGTACATCATGGATGAAAACGCGGTACTGAAAGACATTACACCTACCGGATTCACCGCAGGACGCGCCAGTGCCGTCAGCGGTACAGGCTATGGATACAACACTTATGGATCGTTTGCCTATGGCGTTGCACGTCCTGATACCGGTGCAATTGCGCCAGCCACTACTTGGAGTCTGGATACATGGGGTGAGTATCTGGTGGCCTGCTCAGATACTGACGGCAAGCTGTATGAGTGGCAGCTGGGATTCACAACGCCTACGCTGGCCGCTGTGATTACCAACGCCCCAACTGGATGCGCTGCCCTGCTTTCCACGGCTGAAAGATTCCTGTTTGCGCTTGGTGCCTCCAGCAATGGCCGCTTGGTGAAGTGGTCAGATCAGGAAGACAACACAACCTGGACAGCATCAGCTCTTAATCAGGCTGGTGACTTTGAGATCAACAGCAGTGGCTCACTGAAGTGTGGAAAGCGCGTCAGGGGCATCAATTTGCTGTTTACTGATGTCGATGTCCACACGGCGACTTATGTCGGCCTACCCTATGTCTACGCCTTTGAGCGTGTAGGTTCAGGCTGTGGCGTGATATCGAGTCAGGCTGTGGCCGCCATCGACTCTGCCGCCATGTGGATGAGTCAATCAGGATTCTGGACATTTGACGGTTACGTCAAGCCTATGCCTTGCGATGTCTCGGACTACGTTTTCCAGAATCTGAACTACAACCAGGCCAGCAAGGTTTACGCCGTCCACAATTCAAAATATGGTGAAGTCTGGTGGTTCTATCCATCAAGCCAATCCAATGAGGTTGACTCTTACGTCACCTACAACTACCGCGAAAACCATTGGGGCATTGGCGTGATGGGACGCACTGCTGGAACTGACCGAGGCGTGTTTACCAATCCCACCATGGTGGACGCATCAGGCTATATTTACGAGCATGAAGTTGGCTATGCCTATGACGGTGGCATTGTCTACGCTGAGTCTGGACCATTTGAGATTGGCAACGGTGACAACATCATGTCTGTGCGCCAAGTTATTCCAGATGAGCAAACGCTTGGCGAAGTGCAAATTTCGTTCAAGACGCGCTTTTATCCGATGGACACTGAGTACACCCATGGGCCGTACTCGGCAGCAATTCCGACTGATGTCAGGTTCTCTGGCCGTCAAGTCAAGATCAGGTATACCGGTGTCGTGCTGGAAGATTGGCGGGTTGGTGTCAACCGGATTGATGCGGTGGCGGCGGGCAAGCGTTGAGCGAAGAGGCAGAGTTTGAGAGACTGCGCCATCATGTGGCAGCAGCCTTAGAATACTCTGGCGGCACTCATAAAGTTGAGGACATTGCTGAAGGGATCAGGCGGGGACAGTTTCAACTCTGGCCTAGCAAGAATTCAGTGGTGGTTACCGAGATCATTGTCTACCCGCAGTTGAAGGACTTGCACTACTTCCTTGCTGGCGGCGACCTAGATGAACTCCGATTGATGCGACCTATTATCGAATCATGGGGGAAGGAGATAGGTTGCAGCCGAGTGTCTCTTGCTGGCCGTAAAGGCTGGGAGAGAACATTTTTAAAGGGCGAGGGGTACGAACCGAAGTGGTTCATCTTGTGCAAGGACTTGTAGATGGCATATAAACAATTACCGAATGGCTTACTGGATATTTCTAATCCGGCTGCCACTATACAAGCAATGAAACAGGATGTTATTGAGCAGCCTGCTAACTTACTCGCTATTGATCCAAGATTGTCAAATTTACCTGCTGGCAGTGGTACTGGCTCAATGAGTGATGCTGCATTTGCTGCACAGGCGGCGCAAGGCGAAGCAAATGCACAAAGCCTTGGAGCTACTGGTGAGTCTATTGGTAAGGCAGTAATGGCATTTCTGTCACAGCCGCCAATTGCAGTACAAGTATTGCAGGCGCTGCTTGGCCCAAATGGGCTGGGCATTGGAATTGGAAGTACGCCTGGCGCACCAGGTACTGGTGTTGGCTTTGGCGGTACTGCCGCCAGCGGTATGTCTGGTCTGGGCTTTTCTGCTGGCGCACCAACAGGTCAGACTGCTGCAAACTCAGGCTCAGGAGAGGGCGGCATGAATGCTGGTGAAGGTGGCCGTGGTGCGCCTAGCGGTGGTGGCGGCTCATCTTCTGGAACTGGAATAGGTGTTGGCTCTGGTGCCACAACATCAGGATCAACCGGTGTTGCGTCTAATGCATCTGTTGGCGGTATGAGTGCAGGCGGTAGCGGTGGTAGCGGTGCATCAGGTGCTGGCTGCTGCTTCATCATGCTGGAAGCCAGATACGGTGACGGCACCATGGACACCGTGGTGCGCCGGTACCGCGATGAGAAGATTACCGAGCGAAACAAGCGCGGTTACTACAAGCTGGCCGAGGTGTTTGTTCCGCTGATGCGCGAGTCAAAGCTGTTCAAATTCATGGTGGCAAAGACATTTGCTGATCCGCTAGTGTCCTATGGGAAGTGGCACTACGGTCAGAATAAACATGGCTGGCTTTTCAAGCCAGTGGAAAAATTCTGGATGAAGGTGTTCAATGTGCTTGGCACTGATACACAATTCATTCGTGAAAACGGTCAAACGGTTTAAGGGGTAATGTATGTCTAAAGGCGGTTCACAAACGAGTACAACAAGCATTGATCCTCAGATCAAGGCCAAGTACTTAGAGCAAGTAGGTAAAGCTGAAACGGTTGCTGGCAATCTTGGCTTACAGCAGTTTGCTGGTTTCGATCCAATGTATCAGTCTGCTGAAAAAGCAGCCTACGAAGCCAGCATGAAGCCCTTTAGTGCCGAAGACATCATGGCGTTTCAGAATCCTTATGAGCAAGATGTTGTGCAGACATCGCTAAGGGATATTGAAGAGTCGCGTCAGATGGCAGCTTTAAGAGATTCACAGCAGGCCACTGCTGCAAAAGCCTTTGGCGGCTCACGCCAAGGCGTGCAGTCAGCACTCACCAATGAGGCTGCGCTGAAGACCGCGGCCAGAACAGCTGCTCAGTTGCGCTCTGGCGGTTATCAGCAATCAGCTGCGCTGGCACAGGCTGCACGTCAAATGAATCAGCAGGGTTATCAGACCGCCATGAACTTAGGCTTAGGCCGACAGTCATTTGCACAGCAGCAGCTGGATGCGGCTAGAAACCTTGAGTTGCAGCGTCTTGGTATCACTCAGGCGGCACTGTCAGCGCAGCCAGCAAACCTTGGTCAGACAATGACTCAGCCTACCTCGCGCAATGCAGCCGCTGGCGCATTGGGTGGTGCAGCCGCTGGATTCCAATTGGGTGGCCCTGTTGGTGCAGGCATTGGTGGATTAATAGGATTACTGGGATGAACTACTTAGACTATTTTCAACAAAAGAATCCAGCCGGTGGCTTGCGTAAGCCGGTGATGGGAGAAGGACTTGATTTGTATGGCACTCAACCAAGTCTAAACCTTGGTATGGGTGACTTGGCAATGCCAAAAAACCAATTTATGACTGATGCGGGTACAGGTATCAATCCACCAGCATCATTCGGACAGATGCCTAGTGCTGTAAATCCAGGCATGAATGTTGGTGCTGCACTGTCTCTACTGGATATGGGAAAAGAGAAGTCTGCTGGTATGCAGATGCCGCAGCTGCCAGGTGGTAGCAATCTGACCTACGAGCAGTTGATGCGGATGTACGGTGTGACCGGCTTACTTGGATGAGGTGAAAAATGGAAGATTATTTATATCCTGACCGTGCATCAATGGATTACTTTGGTGAATATTTCACGCCAGAGATTTATCCTTGGCTTGAAGATAAGACAGGACGAGTTAATCGCAGCGCATTCTCTCCTTTGCTGTTTCCTCCAGAACCAGTAGTCATGTCACCAATTCTTCCACAAATATATACATCTCAACCCCTTGAACGTGGAGTTGTATTGGATACTGAACCTTACGTCAGTAACAGCGATAAAACAAGACAAGCAATTGATGAGCGTATTGCAAAATCACCAATTCGACTTGAACCTTTTGTGAGTGACCGCGATAGAAGAATACAAGCACTTGATAAGCGCATTGAAAATTTTCCAATTCAAATTAACCCTTTTGTGAGCCCCCAAATGGCAGATACACAAACAAACACTAGCTTTATGGATAACCTCGGCGGCCTGTTGTTTGGCGGTGGAGGTGATGGCATGGAAGACTACCTGACTCCTAAGCAGCAAAAGGCTATGCAGAATCAGGCCATGATGCAGGCCGCTATGTCGCTGCTTAAATCAAGCGGTGTAAGAACCACGCCAATCTCTTTAGGTGAGGCATTGGGCGAGGCATACGGCGCTGGCACAGCCGGTTATCAGCAGGCGCAGCAGGGTGCTATTCAGCAGCTGTTGATGAAACAGAAACTGGATGAATACAAGAGACAGATGGCAATGCAAGATGCAGCGCAAAGAATCTTGATGGGGGACACTGGTACAGCACCAGCAGGCACTCAGATTACGCCGCAGCAAGCTCTATCTGCACCGGTATCAGCAGAATTGCCTGCTGGCCCTACTGTTGCACGCGCTGAAATGATTGGTCAAGTTATGCCTGGCGAAGCGCAAAGCCAGCAAGATGCAACATATGACAGATACATGAAGTTATCTCAGTTGTATTCAGTCTCTGATCCGGCAAAAGCAAAAGCATATCAAGAACTTGCAAAGACGATTAAACCTACGCCAAAAGTAGTTGGTGAGCCTTATCGTGGTGAAGGAGGAAAATTTTTCCAGCGCACTGAAACTGGCGGAAGAATAGAAATACCTGCATCTGAAGCGCCAGCCCCTAAACCGGTTGGCAAGATAGAACAAGTTACAGACATAAATGGTCAACCTGTACTTGCTCAACAATATGACGATGGCACAATCAAATCTATTGAAGGATTCGGTTTGCCGCGTGAGTTGGTGCAAGTCAATCTTGGTGGCAAGATTCAATTTGTTGACAAGAATAAGATTCCTGCAAACGCTACATATCTGACAGGATTGTCGCCAGGCGAAGAGGCAAGATTAAAAATTGAGAGAGCAAATCTTGGCATTGCATTGAAGAAATTGAATTTGAGTCAAGCTGAATTTCAACGTGGTCAATATGATCGTGTTGAGACTGCTGACGGATTTGTGTATGTGCCTAAAGCGCCTGGTATGCCAGTAATTCCAGTTATGGGTGCTGGCGGTGAGCAATTGCCAGGGAAGAGTTCAGCCACTGAGGATCAGGCTAAATCTGCCGGATTTACTTTGCGGATGAATCAGGCAGCGCAAATATTCAAGCAGCCTGTACTTGATCCAATGACTCAGAAACCATTAGTTATTGATAATAAAACAATTACTTTAGAAGATGCTTTTGGTAAGCCTGGCAGATATCAGGCCATTTTGCGCGCTACGCCATCAGCAGGATTAACTACTGGCATTGCTAACTTAAGTGAAGCCTCTGGCCGTCAGCAATACCGTCAGGCACAAGAGAATTGGGTGACTGCTAATTTGCGCGCTGAGTCTGGCGCTGTTATTAGCACTGACGAAATGGAAAAAGAAATTAAGAAGTATTTTCCTCAAGTCGATGACGAACCGCCGGTTATCAAACAAAAGGTAGATGCACGCAAGTCTGCTGAGTTGGCAATGGAAGTGCGTGGCGGTCCGGCGCTTAAGGCAATCAAGAAAGCGCAACAGCAGCAAACTACTGGCGGTGGCGGTAGACTTGAAATAGACCCGCTAACCGGTGTCACTCGATACGTTGAGGGAGGTCAATAAATCATGGCTGACAGAATTATTCAAGTACCCAATATTGGGCCGGTTGCATTCCCGGACACTATGACTGATGAGCAGATCATTCAAGCCATTCAGAATATTGCTGGTAGGCCTCCTGCGCCTGCGCCAGTAGTACCAATGCAGCCGCAAACAGTTGGTCAACAGATCATGTCATCACCCGTTGGCGGTGCTTTGCGCGGTCTGCGTGATGTTGCTGAAGGCACAGTGCAGCTAGCCGGTAGAGGTTTGGAGCAGATGCCAGGCGTTGGGCCTTTGTTTCGTCCTGCGCGTAAGCAGTTTGAACAAAGCATGACTGCTGGTGAGCAGTCTTATCGTCAATCTCGCGCTGGTCAATTTATGCCTGGAGAGATAGATGTAAGTCGCCTAGTTGGTAATGTCGCAGGCACATTGTTGCCAAGTACTGCCGCTGTCAGAGCATTGAAACTTGCAAAGTCACCAGTCAAAGCTGGCGCTGTTGGAGGTATGGTCAGCGGTGGAATGCAACCTGTCCAGACAGGTGCAACAGCGCCTACATTGTCTACCCTGATAACTGACGAACAGCCGCGAGATATGTCTGCGTCTGATTACTTCACTCAAAAAGCACAGCAAATTGGTGCTGGTGGATTGTTTGGCGCTGGCGGTGGATATTTATCTGACAAGATATTAAATATATTGCTTGGTAGAGGCCCGACTGTTACAGCGCCAGCTGCTGCATCAACAGCGCAGTCTCAGGCAACGGCCACAGTCACGCCAACTGCATCAGTTACTGGCGGTCAGGTTACGCCTGGTATTGTTGGTGAAGACTTATCTGCTGGTCTTACTGCGGCGCAAAGGGCCATCCTAGACCGTGGCAAGGCCATGGGGTTTCGTACTACGCCAGGACAAGAAACAGGCAGCCGATCATTGCAGCAAATGGAAGCTCGCCTTGAGTCCAATCCAATGACCTCGGGCGCTTTCAATACTGTGAAAGACACCAATCAAAAGGTATTGAATCGGGCGACTGCTCAAGCCATTGGCGTTGATGCTGCCGAGTTAAGCAATCCAGTGCTGGCAACCGCGCAGCGTCAGATCAGCGCGGTCTATAACAAGGCGGCAAGCCCAACAGTACAGAAACTCGATCAGATGTATGTCATGAACGGCATTGACTTAATTGATGCATCTGCGGAAGGGTTGACAACTTTGCCGCTAAAGTCAAATATTTTTGTCAAGCAGTTGCAAGACTATGCTTTAAAGGGTGAGGCCACTGGCAATCAGTTAACTACGTTATCTTCAAAATTAGGCAAAAAAGCCAAGAATGAGATGACAACGCCATCCGGTGACCGTGAGCTTGGTCAGGCTTTATTTCAGATCAAGGAGATCGTTGACGATCAATTGATGGCTGGAATGTCAGCAGCAGACCAGGCTGCATTCAGGACTGCGCGTGCTAATTACCGAAATTTGATGATTGTGAGGACCACCTCTGGCGTTATCAATCCATCATCTGGCAATGTCTCAGGCTTGAATTTGGCATCAGCATTGACTCGCAAAGACCCTCGCGGTTTTATGGAAGGTACAAACACCACTCCCATGTATGAGGCCGCACGCTTTGCACAGGCGTTCAGACCCATTGTTGGTGACTCTGGCACAGCATCACGCATGATGGAAATCACGCCATTAAATATGATGCTGTCTATGCCTACAAACCTTGCAGCAAGTGCTTATACGTCAGCGCCATCAACTGCCATAGCACGGCGCTTACAGGCTGGACTTGTACCCGCTGGCGTAGTTAATCCAGCGACTGAGGAAATGATTCGGCGTAGTTTGCCTTTGACAAGTGGCGCAGGGTTTACCGCAGGACTTTTAGGACAGTAATCATGGCAGATTTCCCTAATGCAAACAATTCACCATATTTTGGACAAGGATTACTTTCACCAAATGAACCATCAAGTGGTTTATTGGCTGGATCAAATCAACCCAATACACCAATGGGCATGATGGACAAATATCGATTGTTTTCTTGGTTGGAAAAAAATCATCCAGAGATGTTGACATACAACAACAATGAGCCTGCTGCATTGCTGCAAATCATGCGTGGGAAAATGACATTTTCTGATCGGGATTTAACCGAACCACCCGCAGACAAACAAACAGTAAATCGTTTTACTCTTCCTCAAGAATTCCAAAATCTGCCAAGTGAAAATACATTTGGTCAACGGCGTGAGATGCCACGTCCAGAAGAGTTCAAGTACCCAAATATGGGGAAAGCAAATGATTATCGAAGAAGGATTGAGGAACTGGAAAGAAGTATTCAACAACGAGAACAGCGGTTAGGAATGCCTTTCAGCGGTACTTACTACTAGGAATAATCATGGCGACCTACCTCGACTATCTGACAGGCGCTGGAGAGACTGTTAAAACCCTTGGCAGCGGTGCGCTGGCCGGTTTGCTTGGTATGCCTTACGGCGTGTACAAGGGTGCCACCAGCGGTAAGTTGGGTACGCGAGAGGCTAACCGTATTGCCGAGGAAGAGGCCAGCCGGTTTATGCAGGAGTACACCTATAAGCCTCGCGGCCAAGTGGCACCACAGATGCTGCAAAGCCTTGGCGGTCTGCTGGATGCAAGCAAGCTGCCGCCAATATTGCCCGAGGTGGCGGCGCTGGCATCAATCCCTAGAGCAGCCTATGCCTCGCAAGCTGAACGCACTGGCATGGCCGCTGAACGTGCTATCACGCCAATGGTTAATCGCACCATGGAGCGCGGTGGGCTTGGCGCTGGTCTGCTTGGTGATTTGTCGCAGGGTACTCGGAGCCAGATGCTGTATGGCAACAATGTGTTTGATCCTCGATTTGACGCAAGGAAGCTAGAGCAAGAGAGACTCAGAAATTTACAAACAACTGTTGTTCCTATCTACGACTACAAAATCCCAAAAATCAACCTTGGCGACTATCAAGACTATCCATTCATCACAAGTATGTCAGATAGGACTAGAACTGGTTTATTGACTGACATTGATGGCGTGTCATTAAATCGTCCGGTGTACTTGCAAGGTGGTCAGCCTTATATGTATGAAAACCCTGGTCAAGTTTGGGCATCAGGTACAAAGCCAGCCAACGATATTTACAAAATGGCAGGAATGCTTAAAGAGACAACAGGGAAAGACCCTTTGTACATTCCATGGGTGATGTCCCCATCAGGTAGCGACTTTGCAAATATGACAGGCGAAACAATGTTGTCTTATGCTCAGACGGTCATGGGCAGAGATACAAAAAGAGGACTTGACAAACAAATTAAGAATAGATTTATTCCTGATTGGGCTGGCATTGATGATCCAAAAAGCATTGAGCAATTTAGAAATTTATCAGATCGCAAACGCAAGTCGATGAAGAAAACATTGCTTGATAAAGAGTTTAGAAGTGAGGGCGGTTTGAGTATTGGTGAAGCCAGACTTGCTATTGCAGACCCTAATCAATTGAATTTGCCAGATGCAAGCATTTTGAATGTAGGTCAAGTATTTCCAGATCAGCCATTAATCATGCAGTCAGGTCATAGTGCATATCCGCTAGGCGTGCCTGGTCAAGGTTTAGGCGCAGTGCCGGAAAGCAAAAACATATTTGATTTGCTTTTAATGCATCGACTTAATCGCGGCATCATTGATCCATCAAATCCAAGCAGAAAAGATATTCGTACTCTTGAGATGAAACCTTATGCTGGCTTACTTGATTCAGATTTGCTTAGGTCACTAGGGTATTGAACAAGTACTCTGGCTTAAATTTATTAGCTAGTTTTTCGTTATATCGCGCCAATAAAAACTCGCGTACAGATTCTGGCGTGACTTCTTTTATCTTTGATCCAATGCAATAGAACTCATGCAAGGTCAAAGCCTCAAGAATATCTTTTGGCATCTTCACGTCAACATTTACATACGGTGACAATTTCATCACTTATCCCCAAAAAGTGCAGCCACCAGCGGATCGCGGCGTGGCTTTAATCTCTTACCTCTTTCACGCGCCAAGCGGAAAGCCTTATCGTCCAATGTCTCACGCGCTCGATGCCTACGCAAACGCTCCATGGGTGTCAGCGGTGGCGGTCTGACTGCATCAGTGCCGATGCCGTGCCTGTACACGGCCACCAGGATGCGGCCTGATCTGCGCCAATCTTGTATGTGTACGGTGCCAGCCAGCCGCAGCCGCTTAATCATCTGCTGCGCTGAACGCTCGGTGCAGTACACCTTGGCGGCCAACTCTGGCACTGTGCAGCCGGTGCGCTGAAGTATGTCAACGACTCGCGGAAGTCTTGCTGATTTCATGCGACTTTCTTATATTTACCCGACCAGGCATATTCACCGCGTGACTGCGCGGCACCCATCTTCTTAAAGAACGTCAGCATGGACTTGTACGGCACGCTAAAACGCTCGGCTATCTCTTTCTTTGTCATACCCTCGGAAAGAAGCAGCATGGCTCTGCGGCCATTGATGTCAGGCAGTTTGCGTCCTGCATTGGGGCGAGAGCCACCTTTCATCACTTCACCTCTGTCTCATCAAGCAGGAACTTGACTATGCACGCAAGCACGATCACTGTTATTGCAATGCCAAGCAGACCGATCAGCACGAAATTCATCACTGTTTCCATAAAAGTCCTCCGAGTCAAAGTACAACAGCGCCAGCACCGCCAGCGCCAGCCATATGATTTTCACTTCTGAGCCGCCAGCAGTTCCATCTCCACTTCCTTAACGCGATCTCGCAGGATGGTCAGCTCTTGTTCAGCCGCGTCAATCTTGCGCTGCATACGCTCGCGGGTAAAGTTTTCAGCGACTGACCAACCTATTAGCGTACCCTCGGTCACGGCCTTGCGTGCAAGCGTGGCAATGTCCTGTCTAGACATCAGTGCGCCACTGACCTCCATGGATGGGGTCATTTTTCCGACAACGCGGTCAATTTCGATTTGCATTGTTTCAGACATGGTTAACTCCTTTGTGTTGTTCATTGCTCTCTCGCTTTCAGCATTGCGTCTGCAAGTTTGTATGCTTGTGTGGAAGTGAAGAAATGGTCTCTATTTCCTCTGTTGGTTATTGCTTGCATCGCCCTTGCTGCAAAATAGTCACGCAATGTCATGCCCTGAAATGCTGCCGCATGACCGCCGCTTGTATCGGGAAAAACTGGAAATGCGGGGTCAATGCCTTGATATTTTTTTGTTGAAAATGGTGATTGATTATTCATGATGACCACCATGCGACTAAGAGGGCGGCCAAGCCTACGCCAATGACAAGGCACAGTAAGTAGTCCAGCGCAGCCTCTGCGCGTTTGCCAAGCCTGCGGTGGCTGTCGGCGGTCAGGGCGTGTTGTGTGTGGTTCATGTTGTTACCTCTACGCAGTCTTTGCAATTGCAGGCCACCACAAAATGTTTGATGTCATCTTTCATTTCTTGGACGGTGTCGTAGGCTCTAACGTGTTCAATAGCCCATGCGTCATGAGCAAATTTAAATCCATTGGACAGATTAAGAATGTAAACATCTGGCTCATCAGTGTCTACGTCCCTTGCAAAATTCAGTTTGTATTTCATTGTGAAGTCTCCTTAAAGATGGGGGCTTGCGCCCCCTTGGGTTTATTTGTTTTTGAATGGAGAGTTGGCTTTGAAGTTATAGCCAAGAGATTTCAACTCTTGGGTGGTGTCAGCCAAACTCATGGCGCTGACTTGTTGTGTTGTAAAGCCAAGGCCAATCAAAGCCTTGCGCTGGGAAACTGCCAAGGTAACCATCCAGTTTGAATTCATCATTTTTTATCTCCGGTTGCGTTGTTGATGAACGAATCATATCAGGTTTGACTTACTCATCAACAACTATTATTTAGACCTTACAAGTTAGTCAAGTATTCCATATCTTACAATGTCCCTTGCTGGTTCATGCTTCCAGCAGTTGCCTTTATGGGGATCGGTTTGCGCTGATCCCCTTTTTTTGCTTT